TTGATTTTATTTGGACATCACCACCCTGTCAATCACATAGCACAACAAATTATTTTACACAGCATATAAGAAAAAGACCTGTTTACCCTTCAATGAAGTTATATGAAGAAATAATATTTTTAGATAATTTCTACAAAGGGAAGTATTGTGTAGAAAATGTAGTTAGTTATTATGAACCTTTAATAAAGCCAATTAAGATAGGAAGACATTATTTATGGTCTAATTTTAATATACCTTTAATTAAACAGCCAAAGGATGACATCGGCACAATGATAAAAGGACATCCAAACAGAGCAAATCTAAAACCTTTAGAAGAAAGAAACGCAGTAAATTCAGAACTAGGACTACATGTACTGAACCAAGCTTTAGGAATTATAATAGAAAATAAAGTTGAACAAAACAAACTATTTTAAAATGAAGATATTAACAATCGTATGGGGAATAATAATTATACTTTGTATTTTAGAAGCAATATTTTGTACTAAGTTTGAAAATGAAATTTGAAAGAAAAGAACATAGAGAAAGACAAAACAAAGCTCTAACTCAGTTCTGTAAACACTTTGATTTGACTTATGGTTCACATCAGGAATATGCTCACATAGACGCAGTTCTATATAACAAAGGAAAAATTACAGGATTTGCAGAAGTAAAAGGAGTTCATAAAAATATAGAGGACAAGCAAGATGTTATTGTAGCTATGCGTAAGATAGTAAGAGCTCAACAGCTTCAAGTCAATAGTGGTAAACCTGTAGCTATTATATGGGCTTTTAATAATGCTATTGTCTATGAAAGAATAAATAACTTAAAAGGTATATTTTATTATGGTGGTCGTGCAGTCAGAGAAGGAAGCACCTTTGACCAAGAAATGCTGATAAAAGTATTAATCAAAAACTTAGTAAGATTATGAAAACAGTAAACAGTTTAAGTGGAGGAAAAACCTCAAGCTACATAGCAGCAAACTATCCTGCTGATTACAATGTATTCGCTTTAGTTAGGACAACAGATAAAAATTGTATGTTCCCTGATAAAAAAATAAGACAAGAAGTAAGTGATAGAATAGGAACTGAGTTTATTGGAACATTAGAAATGGACACAATTATCTATACTATGCTTGACCTTGAACAAATGCTAGGAACTAAGATTGATTGGGTAACAGGTTTGACTTTTGAAGAAGTAGTAGAATTACCACAGAATAATGTTTTGCCTAGTCCTATAAGAAGATACTGTACTGAGCATTTAAAAATGCACCCTATATTTGAATGGTGGCAAAAAGAAATAAATGAAGTAGTTGAAATGAGAATTGGTTTTAGGGCAAATGAACAAAGAAGGGCTAACAATACTATAAAAAAATTAGTAAATGGTTTGCTAGGCATTAAGCATATTGTAGGAAAGTCTAAAAATGGAAGAAATAAATGGGCAACAACTTATTATCAAAAGCCTGTATTTCCTTTAATAGATATTAATAACCCTATAATGAAAATAGATGTTGAAAATTATTGGAAAGATAAGCCTGTTAGGTTCGCTGAAATAAATAATTGTGTAGGGTGCTTTCATAGAAATGAAGTTTTACTAAAAAAGATGTGGGAAACGCACGAAAATAAAATGCAGTTCTTTTCTGATTTAGAGAAAGACAGAAAATATAATAACGATACTTTTAAAATGACAGATGATATAACTTACGAAAAGATTAAAAATTGGAAGTTACAAGTAGAATTGTCTTTTGATGATTTTGATGAATGTGATAGCGGTTATTGTGGACTATGAAAAAGACAGTCAGTAAATTAAAAAAGGAACTTGACAAGTGGTTCAGTCTTTACATAAGACTTAGAGAAGCTAACGAATACGGAATGTGCCAATGCTTTACTTGTGGAATAGTCAGGCACTATAAAGAAGGTATGCAGAACGGACACTTTCAAAGTAGGAAACATTTATCTACAAGATTTGATGAGGAAAATTGTCAAGTACAGTGCGTTAAGTGTAATGTCTATGCTTGGGGTGAACAGTATAAATTCAGTTTAGCATTAGATGGAAAGTATGGAGAAGGTAAAGCTGAAGAATTACAATACTTGGCTAGAACAACTTTAAAAATTTCTAGGGTAGAATACGAAGAAAAGATAAGTTATTACAAATCACTTGTTGATAAGTTAAAAAAAGAAAAAGGAATTGAGTAACATTTTTTTTATCTTTGGCGTATGATAGAACCCATTTATTCAAGTGAGGAACACAAGCAAATAATTGAAACCTATTTAACTATGTGTACTGAGTTCGCAAAAGATGTAAGTTCTAAAACAAGATACAATAATTTTTTAGATGTGGTAGATGTTATTTTAGAATATCACAACAATTACGGCAAAGGAGTACGAGAAAATAATTGGTACGATTGGCTTATGATAATACCAACAAATCTTTCAGTAGCTACAAACGGGTTTTTTGCAGGACTTGAAACTAAAACTAACGCTTCAATAATAAGAGCATATAAAGTTGTACTTAGTGAAATGGTTTTTGATGTAGTAGATAAGATTGACGCTTTAGAGCAAATAAATGACTGAGATATATGCTGAAATATCTAAACTAAGTTCTTTTTTTAGAAAAATGTGTTATGGTATTACGCAAGATGAAGAAGCTATTAATGACGCTTGTCAAGAGTTGTTCTTGTATTTCCTACAGATGAACCCTGAAACATTAAAAAACATATACGAAAAAGATGGCTTAAAAGGAATTAAGGGTTACGGTGCAGTAGTATTGAGAAGAAGTTTAACAAGTGTAAGAAGTCCTTTTTATTATAAGTATAAAAAATATTACACAAATTTAGTAGGAGTGTATATGACAAGCACGAGTCAGAACGCTTTTCATAATAGTATCTATAACTTGCCTGAAGAAAAAGAAGATAATTACAAATGGGAGAAGCTAGAAGAAATTGACAAAGTATTAGATAAGCAAACTTGGTACGATAAAAAGATATTTGAGCTTTATTACTCAGGTGAAACACTTGACTCACTAGCTAAGAAAACAGGAATAAGCAGAAACAGTTTATTTACTACAATAGATAAAGTAAGAGAAATATTAAAAAAAGAATTGAATGAAATTGTATGACCCTGATAAGTGTTCTTCTTTTGAAATGATGTTTGGGTTTTCTCAGACAATAATCGTTAAAAAAAGGAAGAAGAAAAAAAATGAATAAGTTTTTTGTACCTAACGAAATTTATGAAGATAGGATTACTATTTGTAAATCTTGTGTTTATTATTTTAAACCTACAGGAAATTGCAAGATTTGTAAATGTTTCATGAAAGTGAAGTCAAGAATTAGCAGTCAATCTTGTCCTCAAAAGTATTGGGATAAAACAACTGAAGTAGAAACCCCTGAAAGTTTACCGCAGGAAATAGTAAATGAAATTTTAGATATGTGGAAAGACTTAAAAACAGGAAGAGCAAAAGACCAAGCAGCTAAAAAGAGAATGATTGAAACATACAACACCATTTTTAATACTAACTACAGCCCTAGAACTAACTGTGGTTCTTGTATATCAACTTGCTTTGACGGAATAAAAAAACTATATAATGAATACAAATAGAACTTACAAAACAATTAAATGGGTATTAAACAGCCACGTTAAAAAGAATGTCCGCAGTCTTTGGACTTGGGAGAACGATAATTTTACTTGTATCTTTGAAAATTACTCAGGTGATAGTCGCATTTATACACCGCACCAACTTTTAAAACTTTTAAATAATGACACAGAACGAAAAGCTAATTAAAAACCTTGAAAATATGACACCAATAGACTTAGACTATAAAGCAACACCTGAACCAAGTTATTACTCAGGAAAGAAGTATGGTTACTCAGCAAGAAAAGTAGTTGAGGACTTTCAACCTGATAGCTATAACTTAGGAACTGCAATCAGTTATCTTTTACGTGCAGGTCACAAACCTGACAATCCTGCTGAACAAGATATACAGAAAGCAATTAATCATTTACACTTTGAACTAGATAGAATACACAATGACAAAGTATAGTTGTGAATGTGGTAAAGAAGAAAAAGAAGTTGGCAAAGCTACAATTGTATTAAGAAATAAAAAGTGGGTATGCAAAGAAGCTCAATGTAGTTGCGGAAAATATATGGATAGCAAACCAACAGACGGTATGCCTAGTCTTAAAAGAACTGAAGCGTCTTTAAGTAAAAAAAAAAGAGGTGATAAGCTTTGGGCAGGAGCAAAAGAAAAGCTTATAGGAACAAGAGGAGTAAATGAAGAATACTAAATGAAGTTCGTAATAAAAGACAATAGAGATAAGCAAAGTCTATTTAGTTACCTAAAAGAATTAGAAAACGACTATATAGTAAGTGTAAAGAAACAAAGAAACACAAGAAGCAATATGCAGAACAGTTACTATTGGAAATGTATCGTACAAGGATTAGCAGAAGAACTAGGATATTTCCCTAATGAAATGCATGACGCTTTAAGAGCTAAGTTCTTGTCTGAATATGAAATGATAAGTATTAACGATAATCAAATAGCAATAAATAAAATAGGAAGTACAACAGCTTTAAACACTAAATCCTTTGAGCAATACACAGAGCAAATAAGAGTATGGGCTTTAACTGACTTAGGGATAAGGCTTATGCTACCAAATGAATACGAATAATTTCTATTATATATTATGGAAAAAGAACAAAAGAGGACACAGGAGGGTAAAAAGAAGCTACTAGCTGCACTAGAAGTGTCGTTAGGTATAGTAACTGAAGCGTGTGAGAAAGCAGACATAACAAGAAGCAGACACTATGCTTGGTATAATAGTGATGAAGATTACAAAAAGTCAGTTGATGAAATTGATAGTAAGTTTATTGACTTTGCTGAAACAAGTTTAAAGAAACAAATAAAAGAAGGGAATACTACAGCCACTACATTTTTTTTAAGAACAAGAGGTCGTAAGCGTGGTTATAATGAGAAACAAGAAATAGACCTAACTTCAGGAGATGAAAGAATTAAAATTAATATAAATCTTGGAGATTAAACCTAAGCTATTAGAAATTAATCCTAAATTTACATCTAAGCAAAAGGAATGCTTAAAGTATTTATTTGATGGCAGCACTAAAGAAGTTTTATTTGGGGGTGCAGCAGGAGGAGGTAAGTCTTGGGTTGGTTGTAGTTACTTAATAACTATGTGCCTAACATATCCTAAGACTAGGTATCTAATGGGGAGGTCTAAATTAGATGCATTAAAAAAGACTACACTAAATACATTTTTTGAAGTATGTACTGCTTGGAATTTAAAAGCTATAAAGGATTACACGTTTAACGGTTCAAGTAATGTCATAACCTTTTATAATGGTTCTGAGATAATCTTAAAAGACTTATTCTTATACCCATCTGACAGAAACTTTGACAGCTTAGGTTCATTAGAAATAACAGGAGCATTTATTGATGAAGCAAATCAGATAACCGAGAAAGCAAAGAATGTAGTAGCTTCAAGACTTAGATACAAACTTGATGAGAACAATTTAATACCTAAGTTACTGATGACTTGTAACCCTGCAAAGAATTGGGTTTATTCAGAGTATTACAGACCTGCACAGGAAAAGACAATTAAACACTATAGGAAGTTTATCCAATCATTAGTTATAGATAACACCTACATCTCTAAGCACTATGAAACACAGCTATCACAATTAGATGAACTAAGCAAACAAAGACTTCTATTTGGAAATTGGGAGTATGACGCAACTGCTGATAGTTTAATAGACTACAACTCAATAATGAGTATGTTTAGTCAGAAAGGAATTGAAGGGGATAAATATATAACTTGTGATGTAGCACGATTTGGAAGCGATAAGACGGTTATAATGCTTTGGCAAGGGTTACACATTAGATATATAAGAACATTGCTAAAATCGGCTGTAAATGAGGTTGTGGACGAAATAAAGAAACTACAACAAGAGAATGGAGTTAATCTAAGAAATATTATAGTTGATGAGGACGGTGTTGGTGGTGGTGTAAAAGATTATCTAAGATGTCAGGGGTTTACCAATAACGCAAGAGCTTTAAAAGGTGAGAACTATCAGAACCTAAAGACTCAATGCTATTACAAATTAGCAGACCAAATAAACAAAGGGCAAATAGGAGTTAGTTGTTCTGATGTAAATATAAAGAATTACATAACGGAAGAATTGGAACAAGTAAGAACTAAGGACGCTGATAAAGATAACAAGCTTCAAATAATTCCAAAAGATACAGTCAAAGCAATATTAGGGCGTTCTCCTGATTATGCAGACGCTTTGGCTATGAGGATGTTCTATGAAATAGACAGTAACTTTGGTAAGTATTACGTGCAGTAAACTAAAAACAACAAATTTCTATTATATAACAGATGAAAGTAAAAGTCAAAAAGAAAGGTAAGGTAAAAGAGTTCAAATTGATTAACAGTTGGGAAGATGTAACTCTTGAGAAATGGTTGCAACTTATTGATTTTGAAACAGGCACAAAGACAGAAGAAGCAACTGAAACAATAGCAGCATTATCTAACATTCCTAAGCAGTTAGTAAAGGAATTAGCTTTATCAGATGTAGCAGTTATAATGAACAGGATAGCAGCGTTACAGCAAAAGCAAGATACTAAGCTTAAAAGGATAATTGAAATAGATGGTATTGAGTACGGCTTTCATCCTGACTTAGACAGTATAACATTAGGAGAGTATGCAGACATTGAGACCTTTATGAAGGGTGGAATTGAAAAGCATTTACCTGAATTGATGGCTGTTCTTTATAGACCGATAAAAGAAAAGAAGAATGACATTTATATTATTAACGCTTATGATGGAGATATTCGGCTCAGGACGGAAGAAATGAAAAAGATGTCAGCTCAACAAGTGCAAAGTGCATTGGTTTTTTTTTACACTTTAGGGAAAGAGTTGTCAGAGATTTTGCCATTGTATTTGATGGAGCAGCTGAAGGAAACGAAGACGCAATAGCTACAGAGAGCTTTGCAGAGAAGTGGGGTTGGTTTGGTGTGATGTATAGATTAACAAATGGTGAGATAGTAAACTTAGAAAGAATAACGAATTTAGGACTGTTAGAGTGCTTAACTTGGTTAAGTTATGAAACGGACTTAAACTCACAAAATAAAGTAAAAAGAAATGGTGAATAATAAGACTTATAATAATGTAGTAAATACTTTACTTAGACTAGGTGAGTATCACGAACAAATAAGCACAACTTCAGTTGGAGACATTTATGACATCAATCTCGAAGTTATGGAGAAATTTCCGCTAATGCACGTAAATCCAACATCAGTAGTAACAGGTGATAGTCAATTGACATATAACTTCCAAGTCTTTATTATGGAAATGGTATCTGAAAAGTCAGATTGGCAAACGAAACAGCACGAGCTTTTAACTAAATTAGTAAACACAGAAAATAACGAACAGGAAGTATTCAATCAAACTCTAGCTATTTGTACAGATATTATAGGTATGCTTAGACATAGTTCAAGACAATCTATAAACGGAGTAAATGATATAAACGAACCTATATACTTTACGCAAGACCAATTCACAATAGAGCCATTCCAAGAAAGGTTTGACAACTTGTGTTGTGGATTTGTA